CTCGCAGAAACTTTTTAAAAACACCCCCCGGGTAGGATTCCTAACCTCCCCTTGCACAAAGATATATTTTTCTGTTACATTTAGAACAACTGTCGAAGGAGCCTTCGCTGACATGGATGAATTAGTACCGCATATCGAGGAAAATATTCCTCTGCCACAGAACGCTAAAGAGGCGTTCCCGGAGCTGTCGCCTGCTGAAGAACTGCAGATGCGAGCCAATGTCATCAAGTTAATGTCAGACTTGACTGGCCAAGAACTATCCCCAACCAAAGAAAACGCTAATCAAGCTACAGAACTAGCGCGTAAGATGGCGTCTGATCCTAAGCACAGACCCGAGTTTGCCAAATACCCCAACGAAACATTAGCTTTTCTTGCAGGATTAGTTGCTCAGATGAACGTATCTATCGTAGATGAGTTGTCTGACTTAAAACTATATGTAGTTAATAAGCTTGTATTTGAGATTGAACATGCAAAAGACACTAAAGCGCGACTTATTGCAATAAGAAGTTTAGGTGAAGTAGATGGCGTAGACGCGTTTAAGAAACGCTCTGAAATCACACACAAAATTATGACTGCCGAAGAGGTCGAAAAAGAACTTTTAGAAACCTTACAAAGTTTAGAAAGTAAGGTTATTGACGTAGAAGCACGTGAAGTAATAAAGAACGATGCAAAAACTGACGCCTGAAGCAATTTTTAAGTTGCGACAAGCCTTGCCAGCTATGCCTGACAAGCAGAAAAGACGCACGCTTGAGCTGCTAAAGAAGTACGACGCTAACATGACCCAGGATATGGGTAAGGAGAGCTTTCTTGACTTCATTCAACACGTCTATCCCGGATATAAAGTGGGACCCCACCACCTTAAACTTATTCAAATCTTTGAAGATATTGCTGCTGGTAAGAAAAAACGCGTCATTGTTAACATTGCTCCACGACACGGTAAGTCTGAGCTCATATCCTATCTTGCACCAGCGTGGTTCTTGGGTAAGTATCCGCATAAGAAAATTATCATGGGCTCTCACACGGCGGATCTGGCTGTTAACTTTGGCCGTCGTGTGCGTAACCTCGTTGGATCAGAAGCTTATAAGGGAATATTTCCTCAAGTTGAACTACAGAGTGATTCAAAATCCGCTTCTCGCTGGGGTACAAACTTTAATGGTGAGTATTTTGCTATTGGTGTCGGGGGCGCTCTTGCTGGTCGTGGTGCTGACCTGTTCATTATTGATGATCCCCACTCAGAACAAGAAGCTAAAACAGGTAGGGCAGATGTTTTCTTACCTGCTTGGGAATGGTTCCAGTCTGGCCCTTTGCAGCGTCTTATGCCGGGAGGCGCTATTATCATTGTGATGACTCGTTGGTCCAAATTGGACCTGACGGGCATGATTGTTCAGCAAACTGAACGAAATGAAGACGTAGATCCGTGGGAAGTGATTGAATTTCCTGCTATTAAGGATGATGGACAGGCACTTTGGCCAGAATTTTGGGATATTGAAGAGCTTTTATCTAAAAAAGCGGCTTTGGACGTTCGTTATTGGAATGCACAGTACATGCAGCAGCCCACTTCTGAAGAAGGAGCGCTAATTAAGAGAGAATGGTGGAAAATTTGGGAGAAAGATGACCCTCCCGAGTGCGAATTTATCATTATGTCTCTTGATGCTGCACAAGAAGCTAACAATAGGGCTGATTACAACGCGTTGACGACATGGGGTGTGTTTTATAACGAGGAAACACAGAATTTCGCCATCATCTTGCTTAATGCAATCAAGAAAAGGATGGAGTACCCGGAGCTTAAGAAGCTGGTACTTGAGGAGTACAAGGAGTGGCAGCCTGATGCGTTCATGGTGGAGAAGAAATCTAACGGATCGGCGCTGTATCAAGAGTTTAGGCGCATGGGCGTGCCCGTAGGGGAGTTTACTCCGGGCAAAGGACAGGACAAAATAGCGCGTGTAAACGCGGTGTCTGATTTATTTGCGTCTGGCATTGTGTTTGCACCAGACCACCGGTGGGCTAAAGAAGTAATAGAAGAGTGCAACGACTTCCCTGCTGGCACAAACGATGACTTGGTAGACTCTACAACGCTTGCGCTGTTAAGATTCCGGCAGGGTGGGTTTTTACGGCTTCCGACGGACGAGCCGGAAGATAATTTTTTAAAACAGTATCGCAAGAAGGCTGCGTACTACTAAGGATAGATCATGGCGACAAATATGGATAAGGCTTTGTATGAGGCTCCTCAAGGACTTGATCAGTTGGGGGCGGCAGAAGAACCAATTGAGATTGAGATTGAAGACCCTGAGTCAGTACGTATCAAGACAGGGGATATAGAGATTGAGATTGAGCCAGAAGAGGGCGATGATGAGTTTAGTAAAAACTTAGCTGAAGAGATCCCTGATGATGTTCTTGCCGCACTTGCTAGCGAGTTGATTGGCGATTATGAGTCTGATGTATCTGCCCGTAAAGATTGGGTGCAGACTTACGTTGATGGCCTAGAACTATTAGGTTTGAAGATTGAAGAAAGATCAGAGCCTTGGCCCGGTGCTTGCGGCGTGTACCACCCACTGCTGACTGAAGCAGTTGTGAAGTTTCAAGCTGAAACGATGATGGAGACATTCCCTGCGTCTGGTCCTGTCAAGACTAAGATCATCGGCAAAGAAACTCCAGATAAAAAAGACGCAGCGGAGCGAGTTCAAGAAGACATGAACTATCAGCTTACTGACGTGATGAAAGAGTACCGTCCTGAGCACGAGCGCATGCTCTGGGGCTTGGGCCTTGCTGGTAACGCGTTCAAGAAGGTGTACTACGATCCATCACTTGGTCGTCAAGTATCTATGTATGCGCCAGCGGAAGATGTGGTCGTGCCTTACGGTGCTTCAAGTCTTGCTGATGCAGAACGTATCACGCACGTCATGCGTAAGAACAAGAACGATCTTAAGCGACTACAGCATGAGGGTTTCTACCGTGATATTGATCTGGGTGAGCCTACCCAGACAATGGACGAAGTTGAAAAGCGTATTGCAGAGAAGATGGGCTTTCGTGCAACGCAAGATGATCGATTTAAACTCTTGGAGATGCAGGTCAACTTAGACCTTGAAGGCTATGAGCATAAAGACGAAGATACAGGCAAAGAGACGGGGATTGCGCTCCCATACATCGTCACGATTGAGAAGGGTACAACGAACATCCTTGCGATCCGCCGCAACTGGGAACCAGACGATGAACTTTGCCAAAAGCGCACGCACTTCGTCCACTACGGTTACATTCCCGGGTTTGGTTTTTATAATTTTGGCCTTGTCCATCTTATTGGTTCTTTTGCTAAATCTGGTACTTCTATTCTTCGTCAGTTGGTGGACGCTGGAACTCTATCTAATCTACCCGGTGGATTTAAGACTCGAGGACTACGTACCAAAGGCGACGATACCCCAATCTCCCCGGGCGAGTTCCGTGATGTAGACGTTCCTAGCGGCACGATGCGTGACAACATCATGCCCTTGCCATACAAGGAGCCATCACAAGTCTTAGCGGCGTTGCTCAATCAGATCATTGATGAGGGTCGCAAGTTTGCTGGCGCTGTTGAGCTGCAGACATCGGACATGAGTGCTCAAGCACCTGTGGGCACTACACTGGCTATTCTTGAGCGTCAACTCAAGACAATGTCGGCTGTTCAGTCACGCATCCACTACTCGATGAAGCAAGAGTTTAAGCTCTTAAAAATAATCATCCGTGACTACACACCACCAACGTACAGCTACGAGCCAGAAGAAGGTGGACGTCGTGCAAAGCAGTCTGACTACGACATGGTAGACATCATCCCAGTGAGTGATCCCAACGCTGCGACGATGGCTCAGAAAGTTGTTCAGTATCAGGCGGCTCTCCAGTTGGCTCAGACTGCGCCGCAGCTGTATGACTTGCCACTTTTGCATCGTCAGATGTTAGATGTGCTTGGCATCAAGAATTACCAGAAACTTGTGCCAATTCATGACGACATGAAGCCGCGTGACCCTGTTACAGAGAACCAGAACTTGCTCAATAACAAGCCTGTTAAAGCGTTCATCTATCAGGACCATAACGCGCACATTACTGTCCATATGGCAGCGGCGCAAGATCCGCATATACAGAAGTTGTTAGCTCAAAGCCCGCAAATGGCGCAGTCTATTTCGGCGGCGCTATCAGCACACGTTGCTGAGCACTTGGGCATGGAGATGCGTAAACAGATCGAGCAGTCGATGGGCCAGACGTTGCCGCCGTACAACGAAGATTTGGACGAAGCCGATATGTCTCCAGAGATGGAGGTTCAGGTGTCTCAGATGGCCGCGCAAGCAGCGCAGCAAATCGTGCAACAGCATCAACAAGAAGCCCAGCAACAGAAGAACCAGCAGATGCAGCAAGACCCGCTCATTCAGTTGCAACAGCAAGAACTCCAGATCAAAGCGCAAGAGCAGCAACGCAAATCAGCTAAAGATCAGGCCGACGTCATGCTCAAGCAAGCTCAACTACAGATCGAGCGTGAGCGTATCAACGCACAGCAGGAGACTGAAGGAGCCAAGCTTGCAATCAGAGCGCAAGCTGATAAACAGCAGCGTGATCACGCACATGAGCAGGCAGGCTTCACAACAGGTATGGACTTACAGAAACACCAGATGATGCTGGCTAACCAAGAGCGTGTTGCGCGCATGCAGGCAGAGAGTAGGTCTAAACAACCTAAGAAAGGTGACTGATGTACCAAACTAAACAAGCGCTGGATCTTTTGATCCAGCAAATTGATGCAAGCATCAAACAAATCGAGGAAGACTTAGGAGCCAAATCTGCTAAGTCTTACGAGGAGTACTGCAATAAATGTGGGGTCATCACAGGTCTACTCACAGCTCGCAGAAATATTACAGACCTGACAAAAAACATGGAGGATTCGGATGAGTGATTTACCTGCGCTGGACTTGAGTAAGGTTGTTGATTTATCAGCACTGATGCACAAAAAAGCGGAAGAGAAAGCAAAACAACTACCAAAGCCAACAGGCTATCGCATTCTTTGCGCAATCCCAGAAGCGGAGAAGCAGTTTGAAGAGAGCGAAGCTGGCTTGATAAAAGCAGACGAAACCATGCGCAACGAAGAGACCCTCACAACGGTCTTGTTTGTTGTTGAGCTTGGTCCAGACTGTTACAAAGATACAACAAAGTTCCCAACGGGACCTTGGTGTAAACAAGGCGACTTTATTTTGGTCCGGCCCTACGCTGGCTCACGATTGGTCATCCACGGTAGAGAGTTCCGCATCATCAACGACGATACTGTAGAAGGTATTGTTGACGATCCACGCGGCATAAAACGCAAATAAGGAGCGCACATGCCTAGATTTAGCGATAGCTATAAATTTCCCGACGAGCAAGAAAATAAGGGTAAACCCGAAGATACCCTAGATATTTCCGTTGAGGGCGATGACGTAGATATTAATATCGACGTAAAAGACGATACTCCCCCCGAAGATCGGTTTGTAGAACCTCTTCCCGAGGCCATTAAAGAAGACTTAGAGAAGGCTGATGACTCTGAAGACTACTCTCATAACGTAAAGCTTAAATTTAAGCAGTACAAGAAGGCTTGGCACGACGAGCGTAGAGAGAAAGAGGCTGCAATACGTGAGCAACAAGAGTCTTTAGCCGTTGCCCAACGTATTCTTGACGAGAACCGTAAGCTTAAAAGCGTTCTGGAATCAGGCGAAAAAGAGCTTATTTCTACATATCAGAACTCTGCTGAGATGGAAGTCGATAAAGCCAGCCGTAACTATAAAGAAGCCTACGACTCGGGTGATTCCGATAAGTTACTTGAAGCTCAGCAGGAGATGATCCGTGCTCAGCTTAAGCTCGATAAAGCAAAAAATTTCAAACCTACTGTACAAAACGAAGAAAATGATGTACAAATCACACCACAGAGGACTCAAAACCCTCAAATGGACCCGAAAGTTGCGTCATGGGTGTCAAAAAACCCATGGTTCGTTGATCAAAATAAACGATCTATGCGCAGATATGCTGAAGGTGTCCACGAGGACTTAGAGTCTAGATATGGTCGAGGCTTCATTGGTACAGATGAGTACTATGCAGCAATAGATAAAGAAGTTCAGCGCCGGTTCCCAGAAGAATTTGGCACTACTTACAACGAAGAGGAAGATAAACCTCAACGTACAAAACCAAGCACGGTGGTCGCACCAGCTAAAAGGAGTACTGCTCCTAAAAAAGTAGTTCTTTCTAAGACGCAGGTGGGCTTGGCGAAGAAATTTGGATTAACCAACGAGCAATATGCTCGTGAACTTATGAAATTGGAGGCCTAAATGGCTGAAAGCAGATTACAACGCGAGATTACAAATAGAACTACCCAAGAGCGCCCCAAGCAGTGGCAGCAGGCGGAACTTCTACCGGAGCCAGATAAGACTCCGGGCTACGCGTACAGATGGATTCGGGTTTCTACTTTGGACAAGGCTGATCCTCGTAACCTCTCCGCTAAATTGCGCGAAGGTTGGGAGGTGGTGAGTGTAGAAGAGCAACCTAAGTTTCAACTGCTAGTTGATCCCAATAGCCGTTATAAGAACAGCGTTGAGATTGGCGGATTGTTACTTTGCAAGACTCCTTCTGAGTTTGTTGGTCAGCGAGCTAAACACTTTGCTGATATGACGCAAGCACAGGCGGATGCTGTAGATAACAATTTAATGCGTCAAAGCGATGCGCGGATGCCACTCTTTAATGAGCGAAAATCTTCGACTAGCTTTGGTAAAGGTACTTAATTTTTAGGAGTCTTAAATGGCATACCCTACAGTCTCGGCCCCTTACGGTCTAAAGCCTGTAAACCTAATAGGTGGACAGGTATTTGCGGGCGCAACCCGCCAAATGGAAATCGCAAGTGGTTACGCCACCAGCATTTTCTACGGTGACTTGGTAAAACGTATTTCTGATGGAACTATCGAAAAGGACGCTGGCACAACAACCGCCACTCCTTGCGGTGTGTTCTTGGGCGTAAGTTTTACTAACAGTTCAACAGGTCAAGTTCAACAACAGCAATTTTATCCAGCAAGTCAGTCTATTAAGTCTGGCACAAAGATTTTTGCAGTTGTTGCGGATGATCCTGATACGCTGTTCCAAGTAGTTTCTTGTTCTGCAACCACAACCGTGGCCGGAATGGGTATTTCTGCTATTGGTAATAACATTGCTTTGATTCAAAACGCTGGTTCAACTACTACTGGTAATTCAGCAGTGGCAATTGATGAAGGTACTCAAACGACTACCAATACGCTGCCTATCCGCATCATTGATGTGGTTCGGGACACAGCAACAGGCTCTGATACATTTGTTGAGTTTATCGTCAAGATCAACGCGACTATGCACCAGTACAACAACGCCACTGGCATATAAGGAGCGTAAATCATGGCTATTTCACGCGCACAACTATTAAAAGAGCTGCTCCCAGGCTTGAACGCATTGTTCGGTTTAGAGTATGCACGTTACGGCGAAGAGCACAAAGAGATCTATGAAACAGAGACCTCTGAGCGTTCATTCGAAGAAGAGACGAAACTGTCTGGTTTCTCTGCTGCACCTGTTAAGAACGAGGGCTCTGCCATCGCTTATGACAATGCACAAGAAGCATGGACTGCTCGTTACAACCACGAAACCATTGCTTTGGGCTTTAGCTTGACTGAAGAAGCTATCGAAGATAACTTGTATGACTCACTGTCTGCTCGTTACACCAAAGGTTTGGCTCGTGCTATGGCTTACACCAAGCAAGTTAAAGCTGCTGCTGTTCTAAACAACGGCTTCTCAGCTGGCGTTTATGCCGGTGGTGACGGTGTTGCTCTGTTCTCTACAGCGCACCCCTTGATCTCTGGTGGTGTAAACAGCAACACTCCATCTACCGCTGCTGATTTGAATGAAACATCGTTGGAAAACGCTGTTATTCAGATTGCTGGTTGGACAGATGAGCGTGGTTTGCTGATTGCTTCTAAGCCTAACAAATTGGTTGTTCCATCTGCATTACAATTCACGGCAACTCGCTTGCTTGAGACTGAACTCCGCGTTAGCACTGCTGACAACGACATCAATGCATTGAAAAACAACGGTTCAATCCCCGGTGGTTATTGCATTAACCACTTCTTGACCGATACCAATGCTTGGTTCTTGACTACAGATGTACCTAACGGTATGAAGCATTTCATTCGTACACCGCTGTCTAACAGCATGGACGGTGACTTTGATACCGGTAACGTGCGTTATAAATCACGCGAGCGCTATTCTTTCGGCTTCTCAGACCCTCTGGGTATGTTTGGCTCACCAGGCGCTTAATATTTCTTAGGAAATATTTGGAAGGGGGCCTTGCGCCCCCTTTTCTTTTGTTGTATATTGACTCCATTCCGGGCTTATCCGGTGTTCTGACAGTCCCGGCTGACGACATGCAGACAGATCACCCCAACTTGCATGTAAGGAATACATCATGGCACGTACTACGTTTCAAGGCCCAGTTCGTTCATTGGGCGGCATTTATCAACAAGGCCCAGCTACTGTTGTTGACATCACAACAAGCACCACATTAAGCCCCGAAGCTCATGGCGGTCGTATCATCGCTGTTGGTGGTTCTTTGGCTGCCGCACTGACATTGACTTTGCCCACAATTAACACCAGCGCTAATTCAACTACATCTGGCCCCGGTCAAGACCCAAGCACAGCCAACAACGAAGGCGTTGTTTACACAATCTGGGTTCCTACTACCATCTCTACAAGCTCTTTGAAGATTGGTACAACTTCTGGTTCTAGCGATTTGTACGTTGGCGCTGTGATCTCTATTGATTCAGATTCATCTGGCGCTGTGGTTGCCTTTTCTGCTAACGGTTCTTCCAATGACTTCATCAACTTGAACGGTACAACTACCGGCGGTGTTGCTGGCACATGGGTTCAAATCGTGGCAATTGCTGCTAACAAGTACATGGTGAGTGGGAATGTTATTGGTTCCGGCACTGTTGCTACACCATTCGCAGATTCCTAATCAACTCAAGGGGCTTCGGCCCCTGTTAAATCAGGAGATTGATTATGAGCATGCAAACTGACGTTCTAGCCAGTCAAGTATTAACTGCCGACGGACAATTTACAAACCAAGCAAGTGTCACCATAACCCGCGCAAGGATTAAGGCTGTTTACATAATCCCCGCAGCTACTGCTGGCAGTGTTGTGTTCAAGGATGGCGGTGTAAGCGGGACAACCCTTATGACCTTGAATACGGTAGGTTCTGTTACGCAGCCCACATACTTGATATTTCCGGGTGAAGGTGTGTTGTTTAGCACCAATATTTATGCGGATGTGACGAGCATAGGTTCAGTCACAATTTTTTATGGCTAAGAAAAAAGGCCCGGTTCTCTCGGTTGGTCGTGGTGAGAAGCTTCCTGTTAAGCAGGGGGCGGGTTTGACTGCCAAAGGTCGTGCCAAGTACAACGCAGCAACAGGAAGCAATCTGAAGGCTCCGCAGCCCGAAGGCGGCGCACGCAAGAAGTCATTCTGCGCTCGTATGTCTGGTATGCCCGGCCCAATGAAAGACGAAAAAGGTAAGCCTACCCGTAAGGCGGCTTCCTTAGCAAGATGGAAATGCTAGGAGTACATCATGGATGAAAAATTAGGCAACGAAAATACATTTTTTAAAGGCAAGGATGCAAATGGCAATCCTGTTTATACGCACAACAATGAAGTTGTCAGTAAAGATGTTTTTGACCGCAGGTCACAAGCATCAACAAATCAAATGAACGAATTGAAAAATAGCGTGACCCCCGGCATTGATGATGACCCAGACATCATGGAAATGAGGGAGAAATTAAGGGCTAAGTTAAAAAATCCAATTAAAAAAGCCAAGGGTGGCACTGTATCCAGCGCCAGCAAACGAGGTGACGGCATTGCCCAACGCGGCAAAACGCGCGGGAAGATGTGCTGATATGGACGTCAATACTATTTGGTTAGCCACTTTGTCTCTCACTATGGGTGGCTTGTGGTTCTTTATCCGCGAAAAGTTTGATGAGCTCAAGCGGATTGACATTTTGTTAAACAAAACACGCGAGGAGATAGCCCGTGATTACGCAACTAAAGCAGAAGTTCAAAGAATTACTGACCACATTGACCAGCGCTTCAATCGCCTTGAAGCAAAAATTGACCAACTTATTCAACAAGCAAAGTAAGGAGTAGTAATGGCAACATCTAAATTAAAAATGGTCATGAAGGGCGGCAAAAAAGTGCCGGCTTTTGCGGCCGACGGAATAGGCAAGATGAAAAAGGGCGGCGCGGCAGGCATGCACAAGATGCCTGACGGCAAGATGATGAAAGATTCTGCTATGGGCGACAAAATGGGTCGCGCTGTAGGACGTAAAACGGCCGACGTCAAGGGCCGTGCAATGAAAAAGGGGAAATAACATGGCTGGACGTGGAATGGGTGCCGCTACGCGCGGCGGTGGTGCTGTTGAGAGCGGCCCTGCAAACAAAATGATCTCTGAGACAAGCACCTCTACTGGTGTTCCTATGATGGCTAAAGGTGGCATGGCCAACAAAGGCAACATCAATGAGCACAAGCGCATGGCCATGGGCAAGCCCATTGGCAAGATGGGCGGTGGCATGATGACCAAGGGCTACGCTGCTGGCGGCATGGCTAAGGGCATGATGTCTGGCGGCATGATGTCTAAAGGCTACGCTGCTGGCGGTG